TCGGTGAAGTCGTAGCCGCAGCCGGAGCAGACGGTGTGAGGCGTCCCGAAGCCCCCACTCGCGCACCGCTGCGCCTTGCCGGCGCCGCAGCGCGGGCAGACGGCCGGGGCTTCACGCGAGGGCGCGAGTTCCTTCCCGTTCGGGCCGAGGATGCGCGGCGCGTTGAAGGGCTGCTCGCTCATGCGCTCGGCTCCTTCTGCGCCAGGAAGTTCACACCGATCAAGTACCGCTCGTTCTCGTCGCGCCCGACCATGAACGGGGCCTGCTGCGCGCGAATCGTGTGGTAGAAGCCGCTTTGCCCGCCCCCCGTCAACGTCGCGACCTCGACAGCCACGAGCCCGTGGTACGCCGTCTCGGCCTTCGCGCGCGGGTTGGTGTAGGCGGTCGTCACGCCCGGCCCAGGCTTCGGGCCACGGAAGACAACCTGCACGGCGGGCGTCTCGTAGTCGATCGCGGTCGAGCCGAACTGATGCACCGGGGCGAGGCCGCCGTACTCGTAGAGGCAGCAGACCTCGTCGGGGGTCGCCGGCATCGAACCGAAGAAGATGCTGGTCCCCACGGTGCCGAGGCTCAGCGCGGCGAGCTTCGCGGCGATCTCGGGGAGGACCACTATCCGGCCGCCTTCCCGAAGTCGATGCGGCGCGCGAGGCGCTCCGGTAGGCCGGGCAGGGCCTCGTGCACGGACCGCTCGAGGAACTTGGCCTCGCCGACCGGATGCCGGGCCTCGAGGTTCTCGTGCACGAACAGCGCGTACGGGGCCGATGGTCCGCCGACCACGATGCGGACCTTCACCTCGTCGCCGAGCCCCTCCGGCTGCAGCGTCTCGTGGCTGGCTCGGAGCGCTCCCGTGTCGACCGGCGTCCGCCGCATGCTCGCGTTCTGGATGAGCAGCGCTTCCTGGTAAAGCGCCCTCCCGGCCTGGTCCATGGCACCCTTGCCGAGCTTCGCCAGCAGCGCCTGCAGCTCGGCCATCGTCTTGACCTTGGCCACTAGCCGAGCACCACGCTGACGAGGTACGGCGCCGACGTGCTCGGATCGACGAGCCCCTCGACGTCGAGGATCGGGCCGGAGTAGCCGTTCGGGAGCGTGATCTGATCGCGCGGGTCGATCGGCTCCCGGCGCCCTGCCGTCCCGTTCGCGGTCACCGGGCCGATGAAGGTGACCACGGCCTGCTGCATGACCTCGCGCCCGGTCGACAGTCGGCGCAGGCGCTGCTTGAACTCGACGAGCGCCTGCAGCGGGACGGCTGTCGCGAAGCTGTCCGTCCCGTCCTGCAGGTTGCCGGTCCACGCGGCGTGCTGTACAGTCGCCTGCAGCGAGGATGTCACGGCGTTCGCCGTGGCGACCACGGAGCGGACGACGGAATCAAGCCCCATGCCGAAGCCCCCCGACCCTCTCGAAGTCCGACTGAGCCTGTCCGGGATGCCTGAGACCATCGCCGACCTGCGCCGGGAGATGGCGCGCGCGTTGCGGAACGCGGCCGACGACGAACCACCGGCGGTAGCCGCCAGACTCCGGCAGATCGCAGACGACTTCGAGGCCGGCGTCCACGGCGAATAGGTCCCGCATCGAGGCGCTCATCAGCACCTCACCAGATCGCGCGTCCCTGACCGCCCATGGACGAGCCCCCACTCCGCCGGCAGCAGCCCGCGCACGAGGTCCGGGACCGCCGTCACCGTCGCGGCTGTCGCGCTGCCGTCGAAGGTGATCGAGATCGGACCCGCCGTCAGCGAGCGGATGCCCTGCGTCGCTAGGTCGTTGTCCGCGGTGCGGTCCGTGACGAGGAGCTGCCTCGCGAACTCCGCCGTCGCCCGCTGCAGCTCGATCGGGATGACCGTCGTCGGCACGGTGTAGCCGCTGCGGTAGAGCAGCCCGGACCGCGGCCACAGCAGCGCTTGCGTCTCGTTGACCACGTAGCCGGACCACTCGTAGAGCGAGTCGAGGAGCCGCGTCGCCCAGATGAGGGCGGCGTCCTTGTCGTTGTCCTGGGCGTTGAGCCAGGTCGTCCCGACCGGGACGCGATCGAGGTGGTACTGATCCGCTACCGAACGCGAGCAGTACGAGTTCGCGCTCGCGGAACCCGCGGTCGTGACGATGGTCGAGACGGGCATCGGCTCAGTTCGCCACCGCCACGACGGTCAGGCTCGAGGCCCCCGAGTAGGTGCCAGCCACCACGTACTTGACCCGGATGCGGTCGCCCAGGAAGCCGTCGAGGACGGTGTCGTCGGTCAGCGTGGCGTCTGTGGGCGTGGTGCCCCCGGTGACCGCGACGTTGACCTTGACCGCGGACACCTTGCTCGCCGTCGTCGTCGCGAAGGCGTGGCACGCGATGTCGACCCAGGTCGTGCCGCCGTCGAGCGTGGTCTGAACGTAGACCTTGGTCGTCGTCCCGCCGGCCGCGCGGACGAACTTTGACTCGAGCGCGAGGCCGAGTGTGCCCGCCGGGATGCGGACGACCTCGCCGACGTAGGTTCCGGCCGCAGCGAGTGTCGTCTGCGGGATCAGCCCGAGCGAGCGGGTCTGCGCAGCGACGGGCGCCACGAACGCCAGCGCGACGAGCAGGCCGAGGAGTGCGCGTCTCGTCATCGGCTATCCCTTCCGGAGCGCCGCGCGGCGATCCTTGATGGCGGTGAGGACGCTCTTTCGGCCGCCCTTGTTCTTGAGGCTGGCCTTCTCGGCGTGCTCGAGCTCGGCGAGCGCCGACAGGCTGTCGGCCTGGTCGATCAGCGAGAGCGCGACATCGACGTTGACGGTCGCGATGGAGCCGGGCGTCTCGTCGAACGTGTCCGGCTCGGGAGGAGTGGGCGCGGCTGGCGCTGCGATGGCCGGCGTCGGCGCGCGCTTGGGTTCGGGTGCGTCTTCATGGATGCGCGGATCGAAGTCGGAGACGTTGATGGTGCAGACGTGCCCGGTCGCCAGGACCCGGACCCGCTTCGTGGGGATCGGAGGCATGAGGGATCGTCCCCTTTCTACGACTCGGTGACCGTGATCTCGGGCGCGAGCAAGATGATGTCGGTCGAGGCGGCTGTCGTCGCGGTGATGAGCAGGTAGTAGGTCTTGCCGCTGGTGACCGTCTCGGTCAAAGACGCCTTCTCGGCTGACACAGCCGTGTCGGCAGTCACGCTGACCTGCGTGATCGCGCCAATGGAAGCGTCTGTCGGCTCGGCTGCGACGTTGGTGACGGCCCGCAGTGCGGCGTCGATCGTGACCGTTCCACCGGCCGACTCGACCTGAGCCACGACGCGGAACGCCGTGATGGTGTCGCCGATCTTGAGGCCGTCGATCGGGATGACCGCCGTCCCCGCGGTCTGCGAGGCCGCCATGGTGGCGACGTAGGGCAGGTTCGTGGCCGCTCCCACGACCCAGCCGGCAGCGGATCCGACCTTCGCCCGCGTGTTGATCTGCTTCGTGACGCCGGTGCGGATGATCGCCCCGGTGCTGGGGTTGATCGAGTAGATGACGGTGCCGGCAGCGTTCATGTACTGCAGGACGCCCTCGACGTACTTCTCGCGGATTGCGCCGGCCGCTTGCGGGTAGGCGACGACGGCCACGAGCGCGAGAGCGGCGACCGCCGCCCCGATCTGCTTCAGGTTCTTCATGGACCCTTCTCCTGTTCCTGTGGATGTAGGAGCCGGGGCGGCGGAGGCGAGCCCGCCCCGGCGGGTCCTACTAGACGGCCTCGCCCGCGATGCGGACGCCGAGCTCGGGACGCGGAACGCCGGAGCCCCACAGCGCGTCGAAGCTCCACTCGTCCTGGTAGAACTGTCGGAAGTACGTCAGCCTCAGCGCGAGGCCGCTGTCGTTGTCGACCACCGTCGACTCGGTCGCGCCGGCACCGGGGACCATCGCGCCAGCCTGCATCGGCGCCATCGCGAAAGCGATCGCGTTGGGATGAGCGAACAGGTTGACACGGTAGGCCGTGCCGGCGCCCTTGACCGTGATGGCCACGGGTGACGTGGCGATCGCCACCTTCAGCCCGGGCTCGAAGCTGACCGTTCCACCGCCGGCCACGGAGGCGTCCCCCGCGGTTACGGCGTAGGTCTGCGAGTCGCCCGCGAACGTGATGACGTCGCCGACGAGAATCGAGCCGGCGCCGGCCGAGGCCAGCGTGATCGTCTTCAGCCCGAGCGCGTAGCCGGTCGAGTCGGTCGTGGCGCCGACCGCGGTGCCCGCGGTGTGCAGCGGGACGTGCTGGGTCCACGCGGGCTCGACTCCGACGTTCGCGAAGGACGTGTCGTAGGTGCGCTGCAGGCGCTTCCAGTTCGCGTTGGCCGCCGTGTTGAAGAGCAGGTAACGG